GCACCACCACCTTTCATTCCAAACCATCCACGAGGGTCTATTGCCCATCTTTCCGGTTTTGCTTGTGGTTTTGCTGATGATGCTTGTGGTTTTGCTGATGATGATTGTGGTTTTGCTGATGATGCTTGTGGTTTTGCTGATGATGGTTGTGGTTTTGCTACTGATGGAGCGGGTTGAGATTTCAATTTAGATCTATATATTTCAATAGCATTGTTAGCACTATATCTTGCTTGAGACCCATATGATCCACCGGGCCTCATGTTAGGTCCACCTTCTATGGAAGCCCATTCTCCACCAAGTCTATACATATCATTCTTAGTCAGTGGTTTTGAGAGATCAACCCCCCTTCTTTTAGCTAAGAATTTTGCAGCTTCATCTTGTCTCTGTGGTGTAAATTTTTCATCCATTCTCAATACCCCAACTCTAACCAAATCCTCTAAAGTAAATGGCATGAATTGATATCTGCCGGTGGCACCACTTCCATATCTCCTTGCATTCACATCTCCAATTTGTATGGCTTCCCTTACAGTCAATTTTCCTTCCGCAAGATCTTGATTGACCCTTCCACCATACATCGTGCCATAACTCTTAGTAGTTCCCTCAGCAACAGCAATCATATCTAAAGCTGCTTTCTCATAACCACTTGACGACGATGATACTTCAGAAGATACTTCCGGAACTCCAAAAGCTTCCTGATATCTGTCTTTTTCTTGTTTTGACCAAGCCTTTGGTGTGAATTTTTCTTTTCCTTCTTGATCTGTTGTGATGTATCCTTCCTTTCCGTTTTTCTTTGCGAGTTTTACTTTTTGTTCGGAAGGTTTGACAGTTACATCTCCACCAATTCTGAAAACATTGTCCTGATGTGGTGTTGGATCAATAAATCCATCACGTCCAGATCCATCCCACTTCGTAGCCACTCTAAAATCCAAATGTGGTCCGGTGGAACGTCCAGTACTTCCAATTGTTCCGATAACTGGAGCACTTCCCTTACTTGCACTCAGTTTTTGTCCCACTTCAACATAAATATCCTGAAGATGATTGAACATAGAGTATGTTCCATCATTGTGTTTGATAACTATAAAATGTCCATAACCACCATTATGACCTTTGGAAGCTTCGATAACTTCCCCACTCTTGATTATTGAAATCGCAGTTCCAACAGGATAACCATAATCAATTCCTTTGTGTGAAGATTTTCTAAAAGCTTCTTGAGATCCAAACGAACTTGTAATAACTCCCTTAGACGGAACAATGCCTCCACTCACTTGGGGCATTGTTCTTCCAGTGTCAATTGTTGTTGGTGGTTTTATTCCTGATGGTAGTGCCCCTTGTTGTGCTGATGCTCCAGGTTGTGCTGATGCTCCAGGTTGTGCCGATGATCCAGGTTGTGCCGATGATCCAGGTTGTTGTCCAGGAGATACCTGTTGCCCAGATCCTGGTGGCATAGGAATATTTGGTTCTTCTTCTTCTGGTAATGGTTTCTCAAGAATTCCAAGTGTGCTGAGTATTCCACCAAAAAAGTCATCTACTCCCAAAAGAACATCATTCATTGCACTTTGAAGTTCTTTAGCATCCTTGTCACCACGCATTACGTCCCAGGCTTTGTATCCAAGATCAATAAAAGTAACAAATCCATTGAAAATTCCAAAAACTATTTTTGAAAATCTGTCTATAATCTGAACAGATCCTGATAATATATTGGAAAGAGGGCCCTTGAGTTTATCAAAATACTTTGAGAATGTATTGTATAACCAATCAAAAGCCATAAAGATCAACAGTCTCTTGACCGTATCTCTTCCGGGAATTTTACTTGCTAATCTACCAATTCCAGAGACAAAAACGTTACCAAGTTCAAGTTTATTCTCTCTTTTCTGTCTTGACGATCTTTCTTTTTCTATTCTAGATGTATCAACTTCTCTTCTCTTCAGGGATAGAATATTTTTCAATGACTGATCAATCTGAAGCAAACTCTCCTTAGATGATACAAAACTATCCTGATTGACTTTTGTATTTCTATTGAAGAACTTGAGTGCAGAAATAGACCTACTTTGTGTAGTTTGTTCAGCCATTATCCTATACCGTAGATACTAGAGTTTATGGATCTAACATCACTACCTGGAGATATAGCAGACATTATTGGAACTCCAGTTTCTATAGAATTTGATGATGCCGGCATTCCTCCAGAGATTACTTGAGGTGGTAGGGTCATCATATTACCAGTTCCAGATCTTAGTGGAGTTGGTTTATATCTATTTACTTCGGGTTTAGCAAGTAAATTGGGTGTAGAATCAAGGTCAGTTTTGGCAACTATTTTATCAAAGAAGTCTTTTCCAAGAAAATCTACAGTATCCTTTGGAATTAGATACTCACCTTTTTCAACAGCAATGGCTTGAGTATCTCTGTTGTTGGGTGGATTATCCAACTTCATTCCTTCAAAATGATCAATAAATCCACCTCCTCTATATGGAATTATAGTGGATAACATATCAATCAGAGATGGAACCTTTTTATTTTGTTTTGATGTTGGTTTTGATGTTGGTTTTGATGTTGGTGTTGATTGTGACGGACTTGGTTTTGCTATTGGTTTTTCTTCCTTTGATTGATCCCCAGATTTTTCCTTTTTCTGTGCAATATAGGATTCAAACTGTTTGCCAACCTCCATCCTATCTTTCGTGTGAGGAGTTCCGGCCTTTTCATACTTTCTCAAGAAGATTTCAGTAGCTTCTTGAACACTCTTAGCTCGATTGAGTAACTGTTTTACCTTCATATACTCTGGATGAGTATTGAGTTCGTGAATGATGAAATCCACCTGAGTGTTCATATCATTCCAGTCAGTTCCTCTAGATTTGGCAAATGACATTAAATTGATTCTATCCTTATCAAATCTTCCACCAGTCTCCCATTGAACCAAACCTCTTCCCGGGCCACCCCCACGTTGAACAGTTGATGGGTCGTAGGTATATCCAGTCTCCACTCCAATGTTAGCGACAATTCCCTTTGCCGCGTTCAGTGAAAGTCCCCGACCAACAAGTCTTTGATAAATTTGAAATGCCTTCTGATTGACTAAGGGCACATCATTTCCAACATATCCACCAGTATTGAACCTTGACTTCTTAGGTTTATTTGCACCAGGACCACCATAAAGTCTATTCAAGGCCAAGAATATCTCAGCTCCAACTGCATCCACAGCCTGTTTATTCATAACAACTTCACCTTCTGTCAGATAGGCTGGAACCTTATCAATACCCTTAGGTCCAGACACTAATCCACCAGTAGCAAATCCAAATCCACCCCGTAGCCAATCCAGAGCCATGGCTATCCAACCAATCGGGCCTGGAGCTGCTTGTGCGTATCCTAAAGCAGCTCCAAAAGTATCACCCTGAGTGGCCCTGTATGTTCCCAATCCAATTCCATAGGCTGTCTGAAGTCCTGGGAGGAATTTTGATAGTCTTGATAAGAATCCACCAAGTCTTGCCAGCCACGGCATTTTTGCCATGACTCTAGTAAGAAATCCACCAATTCTAGCAAAAACTGGACCGAGAGCTCTCTTACTCAATCGTGCAGCAATATCAAAAAGTTTTCCCGTAAGAGTAAAGATAAACTTTCTGAATGGTGTTATGTAAAGAGCAAGTAGAAGTGGCCAGAAATCTTTGAGAAATCTTCCAAGAGATTCTATTTTCTCTTGATTTTTTGGATCTTTTATCCAATCAACAAATTGTAAAAATACCTTTCCAAGGAAAATAAATGTAATGAATTGGAATATCTTATCTAAGATACCTTGAAGTGGAGAGATAACTTTCTGAAATTGTTCTGTGACCTTCTGTCCTATGTTTTCTTTACTTTCTAAGTCCTCTTCTCTGGATTCTCTTGCTTTTTGTTGAGCGAACAGAGACGCCTCTTCAGACTTCTTAATTTCAAATTGATATAAAGCATTTACTGTATTCAGTATTGAAGACAGTGTTTTATTCAACTCAGTAAGTTGATCTTGATCTATAGGTTGTTTCTGAGGTACTACTTGTTGTTGAACATCTGACTGTACCTGCTGTTGATTGACTTTTTGGGACAGGGCCAAAATCCCAGATCCAATGGAGGAAGATGTTTTAGTTACGATACTCCCAAGTCTAGAAATGGATTGAGCACTTATTTTTTTCTGTTTCTGTTCAAATGTAGTTTTTACTCTCTTTCTTTCATTAGCGAGAAGTGACATCTCTTCTAATGAGAGTGTATTGGCACCTCTTACCATAGCCTCCCGAAGAAGGCTATAGTAAGTTTCATCATCCAAATCAAAAGTATCCGAAATGCCAAGTATTTTTAGAATTCTTTCGTCAATTGATTTGGCGTCCATCCTAATACAAACTCTTTTGAGTATTTATAAGTCAAACTCCACTTGCAGTTTTATGTTTCAGTTCCTCTTCTTCGAGATGATCCTTGAGAAGTCCAACATAAATGTCTCTTTCCCAAGGTATCATTCCCTCAATCTCCGTTAAACTCCATTTATGATACTGAAGTAGTGCAAAGTTGAGTTTGAAGTAATTCTCAAGGTCCATATGGACCATTCCTATGCGAAAAAACTTGCCAGTCCCTCCAATACAATCTCATTATCAACTCCAGTGTTTGGATTTTTCACATTGATCGTATGTGAAAGTTTTGGCATTGTCTCAAAGAAGGTTTCAATCTGTTTGAATTGATTTGTATTCATTTGATCAAGAAACTCTTCAAGTTCTTTCTTTGTTACATCTGAAGTATCCCAAACTTCATCCTCACTATAAATCTTATCAATACAAGAAGAAATCAAATCGAATGATTGATTCATCACATTATCACCACTAAAATCAAAATTACTCTTGATGAACTGATCTAATGATGGATACTTCATTTCCATCATCAAAGAATCATCCAGTTTAATTTTATTATTATGTTTTGGATCTTTAATGACTTGAATATCGTCCAGAAGAATCTTGACCGGAACAGAGGTTACACCATCATCTGGGCAAATAATATTCAACTCAACTTCTTCACCGACCGATTTTCCTCTAATATTCAGGAAAAGAAACTCAATATCAAAAGTAGGAAGTAATTCAACACGAATTCCTCTAGTCTCAATACAATTTTTGATGACGGCTTTGATAGCATTGGTAATCTGTTTCGGATCCTCAGATTCCATTGCAAGAACAAGAAGTTTCTCTTCTCTTACAAGAAATGGTCTATATTTAACTCTCTTTCCATTTGAAGGCAACTCAAGTTCATAAGTTGGCGTAGAAATCTTAGGTAAAGGCATAATATCCTATAGTGGTTTCAGTAAGATTATTTAGAAAAGATTTGTTGAAGTGGATCTTATTATTGAATCTGGTGCCGATCCTGAGAGAGGGTTTTTTGATAGATTTTCGGATACAGAAGCAAATGATCCAGTTCTATCAATATCAAAAGAATTCTCCAAAAACTGACCTTCAGATTTGATAACATATCTATCATAACTGAATGTAACTCTGCATCTTAGAAGATCAGAGTTTGAATATGAGACGGGCATTGAACTCATAGCTATTGGAAAAGCCTTGAGGAAGTTATAAACTAACAAATCTCCCTTGAAGTCTCTTTCAAATTTGGTTATATACAATTCTTTTCTGTATCCAGTTCCAGGTTCATCTGGATATTTTACTCGATAACTGAAGTTTGAATTCTTATTGACACTACTATCATTGGTAATGTATCTCATCCAAGATTCAAAAAATAAGATAGTTTTATATCCCTGAGTATCTCTATGATCCACATAAAAACTCAAATCAATTGCACCATCATAGTTTTTTCTGTAGGCAAATTTCTCAGTAACTCCAGTATGATCATCCGTTGCCTCATGTGCCAACAAATTTGATCCGGGAAGAGATGCCTCATAGCATGAAAAAGAGAGAAGTTCAGAGTCATAAAACTGAACTCCAGAAATGTTTGGATTTGGAATATAACACTCAAAAGTGGATGTTAATGCAGGTCTAAGAAGTTTTTCCTTAACCTGATACATCTTAACAGGTTGTGGTTTTGTAGAAGACATCTATAAATACTATTTGACCCGATATACTATGTATAATGGCTCGTGACGGAAAATACAATCAGGGGCACTTTCACCCACAAAACCCACAAAAGTATCTGGGTGACCCAAAGAACATTATCTATCGTTCTTCGTGGGAACTTAAGTTTATGAAGTGGTGTGATCGAAATGAAAACATACTGGAGTATGGGAGTGAAGAGTTCTTCATACCTTACTTTGATCCAACTACCAGTAGAGTCAGAAGATACTTTCCAGATTTCATTATCAAAGTTCGTGAGCAATCTGGTGAGATTAAGAAGTATGTGATTGAAGTGAAACCAAAAAGACAAACTATTCCACCTGTTCAGTCAAGTAAGAAAAGAGTAAGAACTTACATCAATGAAGTGAAGACTTATGCTATGAACCAGGCAAAGTGGGCAGCAGCAGAAGAATGGTGTAAGGATAGAATGATTGAGTTCAAGATAATTACAGAAGACAACTTAGGCATCCGATAATGGCACAAGGTTTCGGACAAGACATTCAAAAATCCAGAGTATCTGAACTCAAAAAGAAGTTAGATGGGTCTGAAGATGCCGACTTGATTATGATGAGTATTATGGAGGTGTTTAATGAGATTGAATATGTTCCAGATCCAGGAAACTACTATACCTTTATATACTACCCCAAAACAAAAGGTATTCAATACGATGAACATCCTTTAGTTGCCGTAACTGAAATACAACGATGGGGTTTTAAAGGATTTAACTATCACTGGGGAAAAATGAAAAACTATACTTGGATTGAGGTTGTCGGAGCACTTCATTTAGTGAAGTCAAATGAGATTAGTTATCTTCGTTCATTACCATATGCAAAATTCAGAACTAAATAGATAAAAAAGTATCCGATGGCAGGAACTTACGGAGAACCAGGAAAAAATCAATACACTATACCTGGAGTTGGTGGATTGTTGTCAAATGTTGTCAATGCAGACACCGGAATAACTCAAATATACCGAAGTAGTGCATTTGGTCAATTTCCATCTTTGGGAACATACAATTCCCAAACCAAACAATTTACTCCTCTAGAGAGTGCTAATCTCACTGATATAGAAAAGATTGCTTTTGATGAAAATACAAAAATAATCAAAGATGCTTCAATAAAAACATCCATTAATGCTGGACTGGACCCCATTAAATCTTCAACATTATTGGACGAAAATAAAGAAACATTAGAACAATCTGATGTACAAAGTGGATCTACTCCAACCAATGATGATGGAAATGGATATTCAACCACATCTTCCAGTGGATCTGGTGGTGGATATCTAAAATACCCAGCAGACTTAAGTTTAGCTCAACAAGATGTAATTCAATTTACAGCCGTTGAATATGTAGCTTCTGGAATTGATGGTAATGGATTATCATCCAGATCTTCTGGTTCAAGAAGTCAGAAGGGAGTTGCAGTTCTTCCCATTTCTGGACCCATTTCAGATGTCAATTCGGTTGATTGGTCTCCAGGATCGTTGGATGCAATTTCTAAGGATGCCCTGGGGCTGGCCAAAGATGCTATTCTTGGTGGTGACAAAGAATCTTTTGGGAAAAACTTTGAGTCAAAAGTCAAAAAATACGCCGAAGGGGAAAATAGGGATACAGTCATAGCTATGATGGCAGAAAAAATTCTTGGAATTCAAAATCTTCAAGGAAGAACTGGTGCAATTCTCAATCCCAATGTGGAACTTCTTTTCACTGGACCACAATTGAGACCGTTCTCCTTTAATTTCAAGTTAATTGCCAGAAACTCGGCAGATGCAACTCAAATTAAAGGAATTA